GTTATTATGATATAAACGAAGAGATAGATGATGTTGATGATGAAGAAGCAGCTGGTGATTTTGAGGATATGGAAGATAAAGATTTAGATAACGATGGTGATACTGATGATTCAGATAAGTATTTACATCATAAGCTTAGTGCTACAAACAAACACTCTAAAAAAGAATCTGTAAAACCAAGAAGATTGAAAGATATAAAAAATAATGTTGTTGGAATACCAGCATTAGGAAAAATAGCAAGTAAATTTTCTAAAAAATAGAGGTTAATATGGGTGATTTTGTTCATCATTTAGTACATTTTTTAATGTATAGTTTAGTTATATGGCAAATAGTATTAGGTATTTATATAATATTACTATGGGCTAAGAAAAATTTTAAATTTGAGTTCACTCGGTCTCCCGTTCTAAATATTGGAGAATCATTTCAAAAGAGTGGTTCTCCAGTAGAAGAATCGAGAGTGAAAAAAGATTTAGGACCTATTGAAGTAGATGTAAAAAAGAATATGGTTATGGACACGAAATCAGATGAGAGTAGTGTTAAATTAGATGAAAAAATAAAGGGTAAAGTTAAAACCCAAAAAGATAAGTTAAGGAGCTTAAGAAAATGAAACTGACAAAAACATACTTAAAGAAAATGATCAAAGAAGAACTTCTTAAAGGTTTAAAAAGAAAAAAAGCTTTAAAAGAAGGTATTAAAGATGATTATAAAAACTTCCAGAAAGAAGTAAATACTACTGAAGCTGGTTGGAAAAAAAGAATGTCTGAATTAGATGCAAAATCAGCAAGTATCAATTCAGTAAAACAAGCACAAACAGCTATACACGAATTACTTGAGTATTTCAAAAAAACTCCAGTATCAGAAGCTTTAGGAACTGTTAAAAAAGGTAATGTTAAAAAATTCGAAAGAGCTTTAGGTGTTATGGAAGGAATTTTGGAAGATACATCTGGTTGGTTAGACGAGAATCAGTAATGAAAAAACCATTAAAAGAAATGTTAAAAAAAATAGGTGGTAAACATCTACTTATTGAAAATAGAGATGTTTCAGCTTATTCGGATGCACTTGGTAACTATATAAGAGCATTACGATTTGATATTAGAGGATGGCAGATGGATGTAGAGTATCATTCTGGTAGTTGGGAATGGACAAACAGAAAATTTGACAATGCATTTTATGCTACTTGGGGTTGGGAAGGAAAAAACGAAATTCCAATAGAATCAGATGAAGGTGATGATTGTGGAACAATTAAACAAAAGTTTAAAGGTACTGATCCTGAAAATGAAAAGCAATTAAAAATAGATGCACAAAAATATATTGCACTTATGAAAAAAGAAATACCAAAAATAGAAAAAAAATTATTGGAGTATTAGAGTGAAAATAACTAAATCGAGATTACGACAAATAATAAAAGAAGAAATTTCTATTTTAATAGAATCAAGAAAAGCAGACCAATTTTGGACTGTCATATGGAGAGCAGGTAAACAAACTAAATCACCATTTAGTATTATGGGTAGTATGCATTTAATGGTTAAAACTTGGAAACATAAAGATGCGGTAAAAGTAAAAGGTCAAAATCCAGCAGATAATAATGGATTACAATTAAATATTACACCATTTCTTAAATCACCAAAGTCAATTAATATAGTGGTATGGGATAGAAGAGAGTTTGATAGAGATGGAGAACATGTTAAATTTGAAAAAGAAATTCCATTCAAATTGTCATATAAAGGTAGAATTGATGATATGACTGATGATGAAGAAAAACAAGCGTATTTAGAGTTTTTAAAAGTAGTAAATCCATGGATTAAAAAAACACAAGGGATGAAATTCTAATGAAAATCACCAAATCAAGATTACAAGAAATTATCAGAGAAGAAATTAAACGACTTGATGAGGCAAAAAGGCATGAATTAGAAATTCATGTAATAGACAAAATAAAAGTCAATAAAATTTTAAAACAAATGAAACTTAAACCAGGTAAAGATTATGATATCGGAGTTGGTAGTGGTAAGTCATTTATGTTAGATATAGATGTAAAACATTTAGATAAAGTTGTTACTTTATTAATGAAAAATAGAATTAGAACAAAATAAGAGGTAAATATGGCTAAAGGATTAGATTGTGGTACAAGTTATTATATAGCGGCCACGGATAAAAGTATAAAAAAACAAAGAAATGTATTCTTAACCGTTGACGGAGATGCAAATCAAGTTAAACGAATGTTAAAAAGACAAAGAATACCATTTGTGGAAAAAGCAGGTAAGGTTCACATCGTTGGACAACATGCTTTTAATTATGCTCAAATATTTAGTACGACAGAAATGAAAAGACCAATGTCAAGTGGATTATTAAATCCAAAAGAAAAAGATGCATTACCTGTCTTAAATGCAATTGTTGGTGAATTGTTAGGTAAAGCAAAAGGTAAAGAAACTTGTGTTTATTGCATACCAGCAAAACCAATAGACCAAACAAGAGAAGTTTCTTATCACGAAGATGTATTGAAACAGATTATTGAAACATATGGGTATGATGTTAAAGTTATTGAAGAGTCAGTTGCCTTAGCTTATGAAGGTTTAGTAGATAATGATTTAACAGGAATAGCTATATCAATGGGTGCTGGAATGTGTAATATATGTGTAATGTATCAAGGTATGTCAGCATTGTCATTTTCAGTTGCTAGAGGTGGTGATTGGATTGATGAAAATGTAGCAGCAGATTGTGGGTGTACAAAGGCAAAAGTGATTTCAGTTAAAGAAAATTCAGATAAGTTAGATTTAACAAAAAGTGCAATAAATGATATTTATCAAGAGGGAAGTGATGAGTACAACATTATAAATGCTATCAGAAGTTATTATGGAGCTCTAGTTAATTATTTACTAGTGAATTTAACACATCAGTTTAATAATGCTGAAAGTGTACCAAACTTCCCAGATTCAATTCCAGTTGTTTTTGGAGGTGGAACAAGTTTAGTTAAAGGTTTTATGGAAGTAGTTAATGAACAATTTAATCAAGATGAGTTTCCAATACAAGTTAAAGAATTTGTTTTGGTGGAAGACGCACATACAGCTGTCGCTAGAGGTTGTTTGAGTGAAGCTCAATTAATCGAGGAGGATGAAAGTGAAAGTAACGAAGAATCAGCTTAGAACTTGGATTAGAGAAGCAATGAATGAGCTAGAGGATGGTGAAGAACCTGAATCGGAAGAAACACCTTCTCCAGAAGATGAACCTAATCAAGTAGATTCATTGGAATTAGAAGATAATCCATTTGATAAAGATAAAGTTAAAGAAGGTATAGTTAAAGAAACTACCAAAAGGGTATATGTAAAAGAAGTCCAACAGTGGATGAAAACTCTTGAAGAAAATAGATATAGAAAAATTGTAGGTGCCGACGCTCGTAGAGTTGCTTGGTTTGTTAATAATAATATGTCAGAATCTTATGATGATATGCCGGATTCTATGAGAAAAAAATGGGATAAGGCACAATATGGTAGAGAAAAACATTTAGCAAGAGAGTTTATCAAACATAAAAAGAATGAACAAAAATTAAGAGAGTCAATACGAAAAATCATTAATACTAAAATAAGAGGTTAGAATGAAATATAGAAAAAACTTTAGGAAAAAGAAAAAATATCCTAAAGAAAAGTTACAAGGATTACAGGTGAGGGTTTTTAACAATAATGTAGAAGGTGCATTAAAAGTACTTAAAAGAAAAGTAAAGGAAAGTAATTTATTTTTAGATTTAAAAAAGAAAACTTATTACGAAAAACCTTCAAAGATTAAAAGAGAAAAAAGGAATCTTGCTAAAGCTAGAGTGAGATATCAAATGTTAAAAGAAAAGGAAAATAATTCAAAAAAGTTTTAACTTTTTTTCTATAAATCTATATTTATAGATATACATTTCAAATACACCGTCTGTTTAAATTATACGGTGTCTAAATATAACTTAACATTATTAAGTTTCCTAATAAACTTATTCCAAAATACAAATATGAGGAGATAAATCATGGGCGATTTATTAAAAGAAGCTATCGCAGATGCTAAAGCAGTTAGAGAAACAGCTTTACAAAATGCAAAGATGGCGTTAGAAGAAGCATTCACACCTCAACTTAAGTCTATGCTATCAGCTAAACTTAAAGAAGAGGAAGGTGTTCCTTTCGATGAAGAAGAAGTCGGTGATGGTCTTGATGATGAAGAAGTAGATCAAGATATATCACATTCACCTGAAGGTACTGAAGGTGAAGCTGACGAAGAAGCTACTGATGCTGATGAACCTTCTGCTACTGCTGGTGAAGACGAAGAGTCAGGTGTTCCTGGTTCCCAAGAAGAAACAGAGTATGAAGAAGATGCAGTTGGTGATGGGCTTGAAGACGATGAAGTTCCTGCTGAAGGTGAAGAACTTAACCAAGAAGGTTTCTACAATGAAGAAGAAGAAGAAACTGAAGAGGGTGAGTACGAAGAAGACGAAGAAATGGAAGAAAATAGTCTTGATCTAGAAGCAATCATCAGAGAGCTTGAAGATGAAGTTGGTGCTGAAGAAGATGAGGAAATGGAAGAAGAAGAAGAAATTCCTGCCGAAGAAGAAGAAGTACCTGCTGAAGAAGAAGAAGTTCCTGCTGAGGAAGGTGAGTACGAAGAAGACGAAGAGATGGAAGTAGATGAAAATCTATGGAAAGAAGAAGACGAAGCTGACGATGAAGATGATGATGAAGTTGAAGAATCTTCTGCTCATGCTGAACTTAAAGAGTACAAACAAGCTGTTCGTTTTTTGAAAAACAAACTTCACGAAGTAAACATCTTAAATGCTAAATTATTGTTTACAAACAAGTTGTTTAAAGAGTTCGCTCTTAATAACAATCAAAAACTTAAAGTGGTTGAGACATTTGACCGAGCACAATCTACAAGAGAGATTAAATTAGTTTATTCTACACTTGCAGAACAATTCGGTGATAATGGAACAATCGGTAAAAAATCAATTAAAGAATCAGCTAGTGCTAGAACTGGTTCAACTAAGCCTAAAAGGAAAGTTATTTCTGAAGCGGCTCAAGTTGCAAACAGATTCAAAAAACTTGCTGGTTTAATTAAATAAATTAGGAGATATAATAATGTCGAATTATATAAATAAGTCTCTTTTAGGGACTAATCCTTATAAAAGTCAAAAAGCAGAATCAGCTAAACTCGTTAATAAATGGGATAAAACTGGTCTTCTTGATGGTTTAAATGAGGATTTTCAAAAATCAGGTATGGCTATTATGCTTGAAAACCAAGCAAAACAGCTAATTACCGAAGCGAATGGTGTATCAGCTACCAATTATGGTAGTGCTACAGCAAACGCTGAAGAATGGTCTGGTGTTGCTCTTCCATTGGTTCGTAGAATCTTTGGTGAGATTGCAGCTCAAGACTTTGTATCAGTACAACCAATGAACTTACCATCTGGTCTTGTATTTTATCTTGACTTTAAATATGGTGAGAATCTAGCTGGTAAAACTGCTGGTAATTCATTAGGTGGTACAACTGGTGCTAAAACACCTGCATCTGGTCGTGACGATCACGGAAAAGGTGGTCTTTATGGTGGAGGAGCATTTGGTTATTCAGTTAGTCAAAGTAACTCTGGCCTTATCTACGCAACTGGTTCTAATACTAATGCTACTTTACAAAGTACATTTGCACCAACTGCTGACACAGGTTCTAAAAAGCAATTGACAACATTACAGGACTATAATCAAGATTCAGAACTATCTGCATCTGTAGCAGCTTCTGGGTATGATTCTTGGCAGTTAAAAGTTGCTTTAAATACAACAGGTACTTTAGGTTTAGTTAACGCTGATGAGTTAGCAGTTAGATCATTCTTACCAACATCTGTTGCTGGTATTACTGATGTGGCTTTAGCTGGTAGTGCAAGTGCTCAAGATATTGCAGCATTAAACTATACTGATGGTACATATGCTTACTTACACATCAACACTAAAGATTCAGCTTTTGCTGATGGTGATGATATAGCATTTACATATACTAAAGCTCCAACTGAAGCTAACAGAGGTGACTTTGAGTCAACAGCTGGTAAAAATATGGAAATACCTGAAGTTGATCTACAATTAAATAGTTCACCAATCGTAGCTAAAACTCGTAAGTTGAAAGCTGTATGGACACCTGAATTAGCTCAAGACTTGAACGCTTACCATAGTGTAGACGCTGAAGCTGAGTTAACTTCTATGTTGTCTGAATACATCTCAATGGAAATTGATCTTGAAATCCTTGATATGTTAATTGCAGATGCAACTACAACTGATTATTGGTCTGTTGTACAAGGTGAAGACTATGATGCAAACTCAAATGCATTTGTAACTGGTCCTACATTCACAGGTACAAGATTCGAATGGTGGCAAACATTGGGTGCTAAAGTCCAAAAAGTTAGTAACGAAATCCACAAATTAACTTTAAGAGGTGGTGCTAACTTTATGGTTTGTAGTCCTAAAATTGCAACTATACTTGAATCATTACCAGGATATTCATCTCAAGCAGAAAATGCAGCTACACAGTTTGCAATGGGTGTATCTCAAATAGGTTCAATTGATAGTCGTTTCTCTGTTTATAAGAATCCTTATATGACAGAAAATACTATCTTGGTTGGTTTCAGAGGTGCTAATTTCCTTGAAACAGGTGCGGTTTACGCTCCATATGTTCCATTGATTATGACTCCTCTAGTGTATGATCCAACTGACTTCACTCCAAGAAAAGGTGTGATGACTAGATACGCTAAGAAAATGATTAGACCAGAGTTTTATGGTAAAATCTATGTTAAAGGACTAGAGCAACTATAATAATAGTTAATTAGTTTATTACTTAAAAGGGTGGGTTTTTCTCACCCTTTTTTGTGCCTTTTTTATATTTATATATGAAGAATAATACCCATTTAGGAGAATTGTAATGGCAGATAAATTTCAATATGTATATGAAGATCCATCAACTTTTGATTCAGGTTCAATTCCATTTGGAACATATAGTGCAGATACGACATTCCAATCAGAGAGTATAAGTGTATGTAAATTTGTAGCTCGTAGATTAGGACATCCTGTAATGCAACTTGAATTTGGTTCAGGTTCTATTTGGGCTATGTTCGAAGAGGCAGTATCAGAATATTCACAACAAATGAATCATTATAATATGAAAAATTGGATGTGGAACTCATATGGAACTGATACTAAAATTTCAGGTGCTTTAGGTACAGGTTCATTTGAACCTCAAACACCGAGTATGGGTACAACATTTATGTTGTCTGAACAATATGGACAAGCTGCTCATGTAGGTGGAAACGCTACAATGTATTCAGCTTCAATAACATTATCTGCATCTAAACAATCTTACGATTTAGCTTCAGATGGAGAATTTGAAAGTGTAGTTTCGTCTAATGATAGAATCGAAGTACAAAGAGTATTTAACCATCAAAAAGCAGCAATATCTAAATTTTATGATCCTTATGTAGGATCTTATGATCAACAAAATATGATTGACAATTTTGGGTTTGGTGAAGTATCACCTGCAGTATCATTTATATTGAGACCAATTCACCAAGATATATCAAGAGCTAATTCAATTGAGACGAGTGATTTAATAAGAAAATCAGCTTATTCATTTGAAATAATAAATAATAAAATGAGAATATTTCCAAGACCAGAGACAGGGGACGCAGGACAAAAAATATGGTTTCAGTATTTTAAAAGAAGTGATTTGAGGTCTACTACAAACGATTCTTTAACAGGCAAAGTATCAGATCCTTCAAATGTACCATATAAATTTATTACATATTCAGAAATAAATGCTGCTGGTAGACAATGGATTAAAAAATATACATTAGCATTATCAAAAGAATTACTTGGAATTATAAGAAGTAAATACGCTTCAATGCCACTTCCAAATGGTGAGGTATCACTTGATGGTGAGGCATTAAAAGGTGAGGGTAGAGAGGAAAAAGATCAATTATTAACAGAGTTAAAAGAATTTTTGGATTCGGTTAGTTTGAGGGAACAAGCTACTGCTGAACAAGAGGTGGCAGATGCTAATCAAGGTGTTTTAAATAAAGCTCCTCTAAAAATATACATAGGATAATATTATGGCAAATAAACCATTTTTCGTACCACAAAAAGAAATAAATCTTATAGATTCAATGAATGAAGAATTGATTGATGAGATTGTAGGACAGACTGTTGATATTTATAAAGTTTCTGTTGAGGATACCGAAGAGAATTTATATGGTGAATCATCCACTAAATATTATAATGATGGGTTTAGAGTAAATTGTTTAATTAATTGGTCTGAACCTGCAGTAGAACAAGATGAATTTGGACCAGATGTAAATACATCAGTTGAATTATATTTTCATAGAACTACATTAGTTGAAGCTGGATTTTATCCAGAGATTGGTGATATTGTAGATTGGAATGATGTATATTTTGAAATAAATGCTGTTACTGAACCTCAACTAATAGCAGGACATCAAAATTTTAAACATCAGATATTTGCAACTGCTCATAGAAGTAGATTGTCTACATTACAAATTGAAGAGAGACCAAAATAATGGCAGTACAAAGAATAACACATAAAAAAATTAAAAAATATGATACGGATAGTCCAAACTTTAATCCTGATTTTAAACAACCAGAAAAAAAAGAAGTTAGTGGAAATATAAAAGAAGATACTGATTTATACGGTGAGAAAAAACATTATTATACACCAGATTCAAATGGTAATTTAAAAATGGAAGAGTTAATGGGCAAGATGTTAAATAAGTTGGACAATATACCTGGTGGAAGTCAAACAGGTACAAACGCCATTGAAGTAGATATAAAAAGAGAAATAGCTATTGGTAAAGTTGATGCTAGTGCAGTTGAATCAGAAGAATTTGTAGGTAAAGTTAAAACTAAAAAAGATAAACTGAAAGCTTTGAGAAGAAGAAATGGCCGTTAGTTTTCGTGGTAGAAAAAGTGGAAAAAGACTTTGTCCATCTGGATACAGAATGGAAAATGGTGTTTGTAATAAAACAAGGCATATAGGAAATAATAACCAAATACTATCAGATGATTGTTACGATGTTTATGATTTATTTGACATGTGTTTAAATGGTAGTGGTCCATCTATGGGTGGATGTAATTCTTCTGGTGGGTGTAATTGTACATATCATAATGTTGGTAACCAAGCTTGGTGGAATATACAACAATTAGAGTCTTATGGAATGGGTTTAGGAGCGGGATATTGTAATTGCCAACCATCAGGAATGTTAGTAAGCAATGTTAATGCTTGTCTGATGACCGAAGGTGGTGGAAGAGCTCCCAGAACACTTGGTAATCGGTTTGATGCACCTCCTCCTGCATATAGACAAGGTGGTAGAATTAAAAGACGAAGGAGAAGATAATTGGCTGTCAAACCAATAACAAATAAACAAGTGGTAGCATCTTCACAAATAAATAGAGGAAAACAAGTCTCTACTAAAAATACTAATGCTAATGGTAATAGTAGAAAAAGTTTTATGCCTGGTATTAATTATAGTGAAAACTATGCTATTACTTTAAAGGATATAGATACTGCCATAATGTCTCATGTTAAGTCTGTAATTAAACCAAAAATAAAAGAAGCTAATGAAACAGTTGATGTTGGTGTTATGTATGGTAATGAAGAAAGATGGGTTGCTTTTAGAAAAAAAGGAGTTATAAGAGACAAGAATGGGGCTCTTATTTTACCTTTGATTATGTTGAAAAGAACTGGTGTGGAAAAAAGTACTTCGGTAGCTTCTTCATTTGAACATGATGTAAGAAGAGAACATGCCGATATAGTTAGAAATCAAAAATGGTCAAAGAAAAATAAATATGATAGATTTGCTGTACAAACTGGTAAAAAACCCGTTATGGAAAATCTTTTAACTACAATGCCTAATTTTGTAAATGTATCTTATGATTTTGTATTATGGACAGCTTTTATAGAACAAATGAATCCATTAGTAGAAACATTTGCAGACCATAACAATACTTATTGGGGAAGTTCAGAAGATTATAAATTTTTATGTAAATTGGATTCAATATCAGATGCATCCGAAATGTCTCAAGATGGAGAAAGATTTATTAAATCAACATTTTCAGTTACAACAAGTGCATATTTATTACCTGAATACACAAACTCTGTTGTAACGAATCAAATATCAAATATGAGAAAAGAATTAACACCTTCAAAAGTTGTGTTTGGATATGAGGGTGATGCTTCCGATAAACAAGTGGGGAAATAAAATGAGAAGACGCACACCAAGAAATAGATTTCATTCAAGAAATAACTCAAGTTCGAGAGATTCATGTATGGAGCAGTGTTCCAATATAGCTGATCAACAGTCAGATTGTCAGCAAGGTAATCCATCAGGTGGTTGTTGTTCATGTAACTACTATGGTGGTGGTTGGACCTCATGGTATTATAATAATGAAACATCAGATTGGGAACTTCACTATACTGCAGGTCATGTAATGTGTCATTGGTGTGGTGATAGTCCTGGCCAATGTATGACTAATTGTTGGGGTGGAGGTGGAGCAAGAGTTGGTGGTCGTACAGGAGGAGTTTCACCTGGAAATTATAGACAAGGTGGTAGAATGCCTAACAACAGTAATGGATGCCCACGAGGATATCAAATGATAAATGGAGTATGTAGTAATGGCTAATATAAGACATTTAAATCGAAAAAGAAAAAATCAAAATTGTCCAAGAGGTTATGTAATGGATAATAGAGGAGTATGTAAGGAAAAATCTTCAATATTATCTAATCAAGCTGGACCTGGTGGAGGTGGAGGAACACGAGAAGATTGTTATGGTGTATGTCATGGTTGGTTTGAGGGTTATCTTAACCATTGTATGGGTCCGAGCAATTCTCCTAGAGGTGGTTGTAATTGTATTTATATTTGTGGAGCGAATCCAGAATGGGCAGCACAAGGAGTTGCTTGTTATTTCTGTTCACCACCTTCTTCGGTTTTCAGCGATTTTACAGATTGTATTAATAATTGCCATACTCAACATGGTGGTAGTGGAATAGGTGGAAGTGGAGGTAGACCACCAATTAAACCACCTGGTGGCTGGAGAAGAGGTGGTATAGTACCTAAAAAAAGAAGATAAAAATTAAATTAATATATATTTATATACAGAAAATAACACGGAGGTTATAAAATGGCAGAAGAGTCAAAATTAGCGGATAAATTAAATCAATCAAAAAAATTCACAGAAGAAGAAATGGAAACTGTGAAAAAAATTCAAAAAGAATATGTTGATGTTCAACATAAACTTGGTCAATTATCTGTCGCTGAAATAAGGTTAAGTCAACAAATGGATTCTTTACAAATTTCACGAGATGAATTAAATCAACATTTTATCAAAACACAGAGTGAAGAAAAAGAATTTATAAAATCAATCACAGAAAAATATGGTGATGGTATTTTAGATCCTAAAACGGGTGAATATAATTCAAAATAATTTAGTTGTTTGAGCTTTTATATATCTATTTATATATGAATTAAACTATTCATGTACAGGGTAGTTTTGCATATGTATACGAAATTAATCGATTAATTAGGAGAAATATAATGGCAGAAAAAGTAGTAAGTCCAGGTGTTTTTACAAACGAACTGGACCAATCCTTTTTACCTGCAGCTATTGGAGAAATAGGTGCAGCTATAATAGGTCCTACTGCTAAAGGACCGGCATTAACGCCGACGGTGGTTTCATCATTTTCTGAATTTGAACAAAAATTTGGAACAACTGTGAAAAGTGGGAGTAACTATTACTCATACTTAACATCATTAGCAGCTCAAAATTATTTAAGACATGGTAATAAATTAACAGTAGTAAGAATACTTGGAGACGATTATTCTTATGCTTCTGCATCTATTGGTAGTGGTGTCGCCACAGTAGCTGGTACAGATGGGACTGGTTCAATTGAAGCAACAGCAAACTTTGGTACTGATGTTAATGATGAATATCAAATAACAGTTGGAAGTACAGAATATAGATTTATAGCTACGGATGATAACATTCCAGAAGATACTTCACCTGTTTATTTTTATCCAACTGGTTCAAATTTAGCAGGTGCACTTGATAATTTAAGAGATGAAATTAATAACGCATTTGCGACAGTAGGTGTATCAGCATCTAACAATAGTAATACTCATTTAGACTTAACATCATCCATCAGTAATACGGTAACAGTAGATACTGGTTCAGGAACTACATTTAGTGATGCTACATTTGTTGGAGGAGGAACTTCGTTAGGTGGTGGAACATCAGGAACATCAGGAACTGCATTTCAATTAAATACCGTAAGTGACGGACAAATATTAAATAGTGCAGCTCCTGGATTAACACCTGTAGAAGGAGATAATAATGTATTACCTTCTGGTTCAAAAGATAATATCAGATATGAAATTTCAAGTGTAAATTCTAAAAAAGGTGTATTTTCTCTTTTAATAAGAGCAGGAAATGACACAATTAAAAGAAAACAAGTATTAGAAACTTGGAATAATTTATCATTAGATCCAACAGCACCTAATTATATTGAAAAAATAATTGGTAGTCAAACATTTAGTGTACAAACAGATGGTACAACATCATACATACAACCATCAGGTGATTATCCAGCTAAATCAAAATATGTATGGGTTTCAAATGTAGATCAAACACCAGATTATTTAGATGAAAATGGTAATCTAACCAGTAATGTTTTATCATCATCTTTACCAACAGTTGGAAGTGGTTCAGCTGGTGGAGCATTTCAAGGTGCATCTGATGGAAATGCAGGACCTAACAATGTAGAAGCTTTTTGGTACGATAATATTACATCTACGAATAATACAGCTATTCAAGGATATAATATTTCTACTACAGGTAATGCTAATGGTGGATCAGCTTATAACACAGCATTAAATTTATTATCAAATGCTGATGAATATGACATCAATTTACTTATGTTACCAGGTGTAACAAATGATGGAGGTTCAGCTATTGTTAATAAAGCTATTACAACTTGTGAGGATAGAGGTGATTGTTTCGTGATTGCTGATCCAGTTGGATATGGAGCTAATATGGCAACTGCAATTGGTGAAGCTGAAAACTATGATTCAAATTACGCAGCTATGTATTGGCCTTGGGTTCAAGTACAAGACCAGAATCTTGGTAGGAATGTATGGGTGCCACCTTCAGTAGTACTTGGTGGAATTTATGCATTCAATGATAAAGTAGCTCATCCATGGTTTGCACCGGCTGGTTTAAATCGTGGTGGAATTGACACTGCTATTCAAGCTGAAAGAAAACTAACTCACGGAAATCGTGATGATATGTATGAAGCTAATCTAAATCCAATAGCAACATTCCCAGGTCAAGGTGTGACTGTGTTTGGACAAAAAACACTACAGAAGAAATCATCAGCACTTGATAGGGTTAATGTTAGAAGGTTAATGATTAAAGTTAAGAAATTCATCGCAGCTTCTTCAAGATTCCTTGTGTTTGAACAAAATAATACTCAAACAAGACGAAGATTCTTGAATATTGCAAATCCATATTTAGAACAAGTACAATCTAATTCTGGTTTAAATGCATTTAAAGTTGTTATGGATGATACAAATAATACTCCAGATGTTGTAGATAGAAATATCCTTTATGGACAAATTTTCTTACAACCTACAAGAACTGCTGAGTTTATTGTATTAGACTTTACAATACAACCTACAGGTGCAACATTCCCTGAATAATCTTAATTAATACGGATTAATAAAAAAAGAAAAGTGGCAATAGAAATATTGTCACTTTTTTTTGCTTTATATGATATTTATATATGAAATTATGTAACAAATATTAAGTTACTTAAATAGGAGAAAAATAATGGCCGAATTGATAAGTGCAAATGATATAATGTTTACACCTTTCGAACCTAAAACTCAAAATAGGTTTGTATTTAATATTGATGGTATACCAGCTTACACAATTAAAGCTGCTAATAGACCAACTATTACATTCGAAGAGGTAGCTCTATCTCATATGAATGTAAAGAGATATATAAAAGGTAGAGGAGAATGGCAAACTTTAGATATAACATTATATGATCCAATAGTTCCATCCGCAGCCCAAGCAGTTATGG